TGTGGATAATACTTTGTAGTATCACCATAAGTTTCTTTTTTGATACGATACTTTTTCATCAGTCATTTTTTTGTATAAGAGTATTATACAATAAAAAAAACACCCCGGTCAAGGGGTGTTGTGTCAGTTTGTAATGTGGTCAGGCAACATGCCAGCCAATTTCATCTCTAATTTCAATACTTTCACAACCATCGAATTCGCTAATAATAAATCGAGTTCTAATAATAAATCGAGTTCCAACAGGAACCCATTCTACTTCTAGATCAAAAGCACCTCCACAGTAAATGCATTCACCAGGATAAACGGATTCAACATACTCTTCAATTTTATCTTGTTGATCACTTTCTACAAGTTCAACAAGTTTCTCATCGTGTAGCATAAATTCTGAATGATGACTCGCCCAAGTGCTCCACCCTGCTCCATATTCAGGAGCATACAAAATAGCAACTTTTCCATCACGAATGCATTTAGCCATCTTGTTTGTTTGAACTGAGTTCATTATACAATAAAAAAACACCCCGGTCAAGGGGTGTTGTGTCAGTTTGGAAGCTGGTCTAAACTATTTTCTTTACAAAACAAACCATAATAATAAATGTTATTATGATTATTCATTCCCATTCGATAAGGAAATAGTTCTTCTGCCCTCTCCTTTATTTCAGGTTCAGTTAGGTTGGGTGCCTCATGACATATCGCAGACATGTAGTAAGACATCCCTGCAGCTAATAGAAAAGACATATGAAAATGTAGAATACTATAATACCAAATTGTTCAGTATCCATGACCCTGATCCCACCATCTCTGTTCATGGTTACCTGGTGCAAGGGTATCTCTACCAGTCATGTGATAAATTTTATCCCTCAATACCTTAGTCAATTCATACTGTCTATGAATTATTTCTGCCTCCTTATCCTGACCTTGAAGTTTTAGGTCCTCATAATAATTAAAAATATCAGATCTTTCTTGATTCAAAAGTTCTTGGAGGAATGTAAGTTCCTCTCTTGTGAATGTGGGTTCAGGAAAATGTTCTCTGTCCATCGTCATTATGACATCTATATTATCTATATCAATAGTCTGGATGACTGCCCCAACCTTTGATGTTGTTGATGTCATACAACCAAGCATCTGGATCAGAGAATTGGTAGTTGGTTTGATTCCATGCATCTTGTGGCATACAAGCACCATTTAGTGCTGTGTAATACTGATCATTGTAACCATAAACACCCCAAGGATCATGGATAGGACATTGGTGACCGGAGTAACGAGTTGGGGTTTCAAATTGAAACTGTCGTTCTCCAGCACTACCAGTACCATCTAAATCTTTATCAGGTACGGCAAGACGGAATGCACGAGTAACACTCTGAACATACTTACCAGACCCATAGGTACAAGTAACACTGTAAGCATTCTCAGTGTTCTCTCTAGCCTCTGATGTACAAGTGTCAGTAACTGTTGGTGGTGTTTGAGTACCACCTTCATAAGTGGCTGCAAATACTACTGCAGCCGATTCAGAAACTCCAAGATTTTTAGCTCTTAGTTGTGCTTCGTATGGAGAGATGGACATCTGAGCAATCGTGGGAGCCGCAACTCCCGCAATGCTAAGTCCAACCAGTGAGGACATTAAGTTCATTAGCTCTTAACAGGGTTACCAGGGATGCCATCGGCCAATGTTACTGTGTGAGTATCACCACCACCAACGAATGCAAAGGCTGCGGTTGTACCACAAGTGATTGCACTATTGGTAACATCACCCGTAGTTACTGCCGCAACATCACCCTCTGTTGCAGTTCCACCAATGATTGCAATTGAACAAGTCTTTGCTGCGTTGACTGCGGTTGATTGTGCTGCGGCAGACTTAGCTCGGTCTTGTGCCTTAGTTAGTTGAGGTAATGCCACTGCAGAAAGTACACCAACGATTGCCACAACGACCATCAATTCGATCAAAGTGAAACCGTTTTGTTTCCGATTCTTCTTAGAAGAGATACGACGAAGAAGAGTGGATTGAAAGTTTGTCATGTTGTTTGGGGTTGTTCCCTTGACTACCTTTATAATATAGGTCATCACGAGAGGAAAATCCACTAGGAGACGGTGAAGGGTTTCTGAGGGTTCTCTGAGTTGGTATCAAGGGATACCAAAACGCACAAAAAAACCACCCCTGTGAGGAGGTGGTTTGGATGTTATGAAGTTTTATATCAACCGATTGAAGGAGCGACTAGGGCCACAGGTGTGGAGCTAGTTGCTGCAAGGTCAAGCGGGAAGTTGTGCGCGTTGCGCTCATGCATGACTTCCATTCCGAGTCCTGCTCGGTTGAGGATGTCTGCCCAAGTATTGATAACTCGTCCTTGTGACTCGACGATTGACTGGTTGAAGTTGAAACCATTGAGATTGAACGCCATTGTTGATACACCTAGAGCGGTAAACCAAATACCAACCACAGGCCAAGCAGCAAGGAAGAAGTGAAGACTACGTGAGTTATTGAATGAGGCGTATTGAAAAATAAGACGACCGAAATAACCGTGAGCAGCGACAATGTTATATGTCTCTTCTTCTTGTCCGAACTTGTAACCATAGTTTTGGGATTCAGTTTCAGTTGTTTCACGAACCAGTGAACTGGTTACCAGTGAACCGTGCATTGCAGAGAAGAGTGAACCACCGAAGACACCAGCCACACCAAGCATGTGGAAGGGGTGCATCAGGATGTTATGTTCAGCCTGGAATACAAGCATGTAGTTGAATGTACCACTGATACCGAGAGGCATTGCATCTGAGAAACTTCCTTGACCAAAAGGATAAACAAGGAACACTGCTGAGGCAGCAGCAACAGGAGCGGAATATGCCACACAGATCCAAGGGCGCATACCAAGACGGTAAGAAAGTTCCCATTCACGACCCATATAAGCAAAGATGCCGATAAGAAAGTGAAAGATTACCAGTTGGAAAGGACCGCCATTGTAGAGCCATTCATCGAGTGATGCTGCTTCCCAGATGGGGTAAAAGTGTAGACCAATTGCGTTTGAACTAGGAACAACTGCACCAGAGATGATGTTGTTACCATACATCAGTGAACCAGCTACGGGTTCTCTGATACCATCGATGTCAACTGGTGGTGCTGCAATGAATGCGATGATGAAACAGATAGTTGCTGCAAGCAACGTAGGAATCATCAGAGTACCAAACCAACCAACATAGAGACGGTTTTGTGTAGACGTTACCCATTCACAGAAGTTCTGCCATGGGGATGTAATAGAGCGTGTAAGTGTAGTCATTGTTTTGAACAAAAAGTAAGACCATCAGGGAATGGTGGAGTTACTATTTCCCTACCACCCTCAGGTAGGGATATGAAAGACTGTTGTTTAGACACGCTGTTTAGTCTTGGTAAGGCGTGTAAAGATGGTTAGGAAACCCTAACCGGTCGATGTATTTATATTACGACACCTTGGTCAGTCTGTCAACCCCTTTTCTGGAGCCACTTGACAGACTGTCCATTTCCCTATAGACTAGGCTTGTCTGGGTTGATAGATAAATTATATCTAATAACGAAACTGTTCAACATAACTTAGTACTTTATTGAGATATTCATCTGCTAGATATTTTTTTGATGATAACTCCTGTCTTTCTTTAAGTTCATTTTTAAGATTATAAACCTTCGAAAGGATTTCATATCGAGTCAATTGTCCACGAGGCATGATTAAATATTCGGTTTGACTTCTCTATCTATAAATGATTTTCTTTTCTCCCACGTATCTTTGTCACCGTAGACGTGACCTTTGATATGAGAGGGATTAATACAATTTGGATCTTCTACCATTCCACAAACTAAATTTGATAGTGTTTCTGGATCACCTGGTTTTCCTGTTGCCCAGTAGTGAACTCCATCTATCCATGTAGCTTGACATCGAGGACATTTTTTTGGGTCCATTATGTTTGTAGTGATACTGTAATATATATTTACCACCAGAGAATTCTCTCATAAAACTCTAAGTTTCTAAATACTGATACAATATAATAAAAGATAATGAAAAAATGTTTCCTTATCTTTGGTATGTTCTTGATGGCGGCACCAGCTAATGCCGATCTTACTCATAAAATTTCTTCTTCAGTTCAACTCCAAGTTGATTCCGCAGCTTCACAAGCTCAGAGAATTGGTTCTGAATACTCTGTATCCGGTTCTAACGTTACTCTGGGTACAGCTGGTGGTCTTGCTAGTCTTACTTCAGGTACTGGAGTGGGATATACACCAGCAGAATATTCAATCACCACAGCTGGAGCAGCATTCAATTTCACAGAGTCATTCATCCAAGGTGACGCAACTCCAGCGGCAACTACAGTTACGGCAGGTGTTACTCCAACTCTTCCCATGCTTGGAAACACAACAACCACAGCTGGTGGTGTTGCTGGCTCTTTGGCTGGTACTATTACTGCTGCCGGCGCAATGACACTTACAGCAGGTGGTGCTGGAACAAGTGCTACAGGTCAATACATTTCCGAAGTTACTATTTTCTAAGGTAATTGACATGAAGAGAACAATCTTTATCGGATTGTTTCTTGGTATGATTCAGGGACTGTCTCAACCTGTTAGAGCAGTTCCTGTAGTACCGAACTTTACTCAAGGTAGTATGACATCACGTACTGAAACTACGAGTATTGTTCAAGAAACAATCAACTCAATGGATTACAACACAGGCTATCAATACACTGCAACTGGGTCAGGTATTACTGCATCAGGTAATTTATCACCAGGTACAAAATCAAATACAGTAACAATTGAAGGAGTGACTTCATCATGGACAGGAGTAGGAGCAAGACCGTCGTTTGCACAAACGACTCCAGGTGGGGCGTTTCAATTTACAGAAACTTATCGCGGTCCTGGTCTAACCAATCAGACAATCATTCAAAGAACAACAGAAATAGAAAGCGTAACCGACACAACATCTATCTTCACTCAATAATTAGTTTAGTATCTGCTAGTCTGTTATCACCAACGGTAGCACTAGCAGAGAGTGTTGGTGGTGTGTCAGCTACTGCTTCACCTGTTGCCAACTCATCTGGTAGTGTTACTAACCAAGCCATTCAAGTTCTTCAGGGACCTTACATTACAAATACCTATGGTGGAGGTATATCATGTCAAGGTCCTACTCTCAATATCACACCGTTTGTAACTGGTTCTATATCAGCTGCTAAACCTTATGAAGCATACTTTGATGACCCAGTATATGATATGAGAGATTTGAACGAGGATGGGTCTCTAGACAACCCTGGAGACATCTTATACTATGTTCCTACTAGAACTGGTCAAAAAGATAATTACAACCTCTCTCTGGGGTTCTCAGCCACCTGGTCTAAACCTTTAGATAGTAAGTTGCAAGACCAATGTAAAGATGCTGCAGCTGCAAACATAGCATTGTTGCAACAAGCCTCTGCAAATATAAGATTAGACTTTGAAATTGCAAGACTTAAGAACTGTGGTGAGTTGATGAAAGCTGGAATCTATTTCCATCCTAAAAGTCAATACGCTAAAATATGTTCTGATGTTGTGGTCACTAATGCAGGTGGAGTTATTCCTCCTCATAGACACAGCATTCCAAGACCTCCTGGACCAACATCTACTAGAGCAGAAGACCTTGGTGGTGTAATTGACTAATAAACTGTAGTCAGATTTGCCATATCCAACCAGTACAAATATATTTTAATCCACTTGTGGGTGGATGACCTTTATGTGCCATGGTCCAAGTAGCAGGAAACAATATCAACTTACCAGTCTCTGGTTTTATATGTGTCCCATCATAAAATTCTGTAGTTCCTCCTTCAGTTGTGTTTAGATACCAAAGAAATGTGATAACTCTCATGACACTGTGACCATCTTCATTTATTTCTGACAATGCATCATGGTGCCATTGATATCCCACTCTACCTGGTACTGTTTTTTGTATCTGATAACCAGTATCATATGAAACAATATCTGAACCAGGTATTTTATCAATATAATGGTTCTGAATATATGGTTTCGAATATTTTACAAGACAATCATAAAATATTTTATCCTCTTCTTCCCAATCAGGTCTTCCATAAAAACATAAATCAATAGAATTTTTTATCTCTGTATCAACACCATCAGTAGTTGTGCCGGGTTCCTTGGTCTCGTCCTTCTCAAATTTTTCTATTACATGCTTACAAAAATCTTCATCTAATGTATTATGATGCTCTTCAACAAAATCCATAACGTTATTTTGGTTTTACTACTGATCTTAATTTTCGTATAGCTTCAGTTCTTTCACGTTGAAGTTCTCTACGTTCTGTTACTGATAGAAGTACAGATTCCTTTCCTCTCATTGTTGCAATTTTTTTGACTACCTTTTTGACTGTAGGTTTGACTACCTTCAGTAAGATATCAGCAAGAGGTTTTGCAATGAGAGCTGAGGTTGTTGCAATGACTGCGATACCACCAACAGATGCTACTTGTCCACCACTAGGAAGACCAGCAACAATCTGTTGAGGTATACCTACTGCCTCGGTAATTTGAACACACTCGTTACCTATTAATTTATACTCAATAATTCTCTTTCTAAAACCATTGATATATGTACCAACAGGTTCTATCATTTCCTGTTGGGGTGTAGGACAATCAACTTTTGGTGAAGAAGGAAGAGTAGGTATAGTCGGTATTACTACTGGTTCTACCTCTGGTTCTTCGGGTTCTTGTGTCTTTGGAATATCTGGAACCTTAGTTGGTAGTGTCCTTATTGGTTCAAACTGAATAGGATTAAAACTAGGGAGCCCAGAATCACAAAACGTAAGTACTCCTCTCGGGTCATCTTGCAATAAGTTGTTATTTGAACTGTTTGATTCATGTGCTTCCACACACCCAGGTACATCAACAATAGGGAAACCTATTCCTGTTGTTACTGGAGGAGTACGTGGAAGAGAAACTGTAGGTGATACAATGTAACTGGGAAGTTCTGGTATGTCTAAATTCCTTATGTTTATTTCACGAATTTCCATCAGTCATTATCAAAAATACTAAAGATCGAAGAAAATATGGTGTGAAAAATTACATACAGAAAAAATTTATTTT